ATGGATAAATATTACACAATTAAAAAAGTAAATGAATCAGCAAACAAAAAACAAAAATTAGAATGGATTGTTGCCTTATTAGTTTTGACAGCAATTCCATGTTCAATAATAGTTGCAAGTATTATAATTGCTTTAAAATTTAGCAATCCTTTTAAATTTCTTTTAACATGAACAACAGCGTTAAAAACAACACAAGAATTTTTTTGATATTTCTTTTTATATCATGGGCGTTAAGAATGCTTTTTGTATTTGATTCTCTTTTTGATATGTTTTTAATGCTTACAATCGCTTTAATAATTTATGCAAACAAATATGAAAAATAATAATACTGAAATAATGGATTTAATATCAAGTTTTAAAAAAAAACACAGCGATAAAATACAGCCAGTTGATCTTTTAATTTTATCAAATTTAGCTGGAGAACTTGAAAAAACTTTTAACAAAATTCAAAACAGATAAAATGAGTTTTGACTACGATAATTTAATTATAAAAAAAGAACATGAATTTAGGGGATGGGATATTGAAAACTATAAACAATGTTTAGTTTGCGAGAAACTATCTGAAAAAGATTTTTGTTCTAACGACTGTAAATCTGCCTTTCTTAGGTAGTTTACTTTTTTCATTTGAATTTGGTTTTAAACGCCTTACAATTACAGTAGGGCGTTTTTTTATTATCTTTACTTGTGGATGTAAATCAACAAGGATGTTTTGCAGAGTATAAATTCGTTACCGAATGTATGAAAAGAGGGCTTAATATTTCAATGCCAGTTTTACATTCATCTATTTACGACTGTATTGTTGACACTGGGAAAAAACTTGTGAAAGTTCAAGTTAAGTCAACAAAAAAACAACCTTTACTCATTGAAGGTCAAACAAATAGAAAACAAAATAATGTTCAAATAAATATTGAAAACAATAAAAAACCATATTTAAAAAAATACGTTGATTTCTTTGCTGTATGGGTTGAGATATATAATGGATTTTTTATTTTTAGAAACACAGGGAACATCCATACAATTCGACTAAGTTTAGTTGGCAAACATTCAAATAAATTTAATAACTTTGTCTTTGATTAATTTATGACTTTTCATATCTCAAATTAAATCTATTTTTTAAAATGGAAAGCGTTGCATGAAAATTGTGACGCTTTTTTTTTCTTATCTTTGCTATTAAATTTATAGTTATGAAAATAAAAATTTTAAAAGATGTTTATTCTGTTAAAGGGTGGTTAAAAGAAGGGGATGTTGTTTCCATGAATCAGAAAATGGCGAATCATTACATCAACAAAAATCTTGGCGAAAAACATATTGAAAAAAAACAAGTCAAAGAAGTTAAAGAAGTCAAACAAAATAAAAAAGAAACTAAAGAAAATAAAGCTGTTAAAAAAAGAGCAACTAAATAATTAAAAGATGCACGATATTAAAATCAATTCGACAACTGGGAGTGAAATCATCACAACTGCAAATGTTAAAGATTTCGCCAGAATTTCAACAAGTGCTGATGATACTATAATAGCTAATATGATCAAAACAGCTCGTATCTGGTGCGAAAATTATATCTCTAGGGATATTGTTGCAAAAAATAGAACCTTTTATCAAAAGTATGTTGATGATCGTTTTATATTGCCTTTTTCACCAATTGCCTCAATCTCTAGTTTGACTGTTGATGGGGATGCTGCCACTTATGACACTTATGGGCTTGATGATATGATTGTTGAACTTGATAATCTACCAGCAAAAGAGGTTAAAATCACTTATGTAACAAGTGGTTTAAGTGATGACGTTGTTAAACAGGCAATTTTGCAATTAACATCAACTTATTATGATAATAGAACTGATTTTGTTTTAAAGAATGAATATGTTAGTGAAATACCAACTCAAACAAAAAATTTATTATCAAGTTTAAAAACAATGTATATCTAAAAAATGAGTGCTGGAGATTTAAATTCTAGGATTGTCGTAAAAAGACAAAGTAAAACCGCTGATAATTATGGCGGCTTTACAAGTACGCTTTCAACCCAAGCGACAATTTGGGGTTCTGTAAAACAAATAAAAGGCGCTATTGATAAACAAACAGGTAAAAGAGCCAGATCAATTGAGGTTGAAATCATAGTTAGAAAAAAAGCTGCTGACGATATTAATGATAGCGATGTTTTAGTCATTAATGATGAAACAGAAAATTACGTTATTAATGAAATGTTTGAACATGATAGAAATTTTTATACAACTATAAAGGCGACTAAAACTGTTTAATTATGGCGAATTTGAATCAAGGGACATATAGCAGAAATATAAATATAAAACTTTCTGCATCTGATCGTAATAAATTACAAAGAAGAATGGCAAAATTACATTCTTTAAGCACTGATGAATTTAGAAAAATAACAGAAAATTTAGGAGCAACAACAGTGGCCAGAATGAAAAGAATTGCACCAGTTGACACTGGTCATTTAGTTAAAAATATAAAATTTGAAACTGTAACAGATGGTTCATTTTCCCCATCAAAAACAAATATTGAAATTCAATCAAATGCAGAATATTCTGGTCATGTTGAATTTGGAGGACATGATGCAAAAATTTCTGGGAGACAAATTCCGTTTTTTTATCCAACTGTAAAATTGGCTCAAAAATTATATATTAATAGATTAAAAAAAGCAATTACAAAAGCACTTAGAAATTTATAATTATTATGAACGAGGCATTACATTTTATTAGAGCTGCAATTGTGACAAGATTATCTGGAAATATTTCTTCTGGAGGTTCTAATGTTCCAGTTTATAACAGAGTTCCGGACAATGCTAGTGAACCATATATTAAAGTTTATTCGGTTTCAAGTTTTGAGGTTGATGAAAATCAAACATCGTACCATTTAGATTGCACCACTAGAATTGAGGCAGTTACAGCATTTGAAGCCGATGCTGGAGGTGGTTTGATTTGCGAACAGATAACTTCATCAATTATTAATTTATTAAGAACAAGGTCATCTGGATATTATGATTTAAGTGATGATGGTTTTACTGTTTACACAAGCGTTATTGATAATATTAGGTATTTAGAAACAGACATTAAAGAAAAAACATATTTTAGATCAATAATTGATCTATCAAATAAAGTACAAAAAAGTTAAAACAATGAGTGATTTAAAGCTTTGTATATTAGCAATATTTAGTATATTTTTTTCAAGTATAGAAGCAATAAATCCTTATTTACAATTGTTAGTTTTATTATTAACTGTTGTTTTACTTGTTTTAAAAATTTATAAACAAATAAATGATTTTTAAAATGGCTTTACCAAAAAACGGAATCGCAAAAGAAATTAGACATTATAGCGGCAGCTTGTTTGTTTTTATATTTATTATTGCAATCATTATTGCTTTAATTCAATTCCCAGTTTTAGAAACAAATAAAGAAGTTGTTATGATGCTTATTGGCACGATTTCTGCTAGTATCGGAATTGTCATTTCAACCATTACAGGAACAAAACCAGATGATGTAATGGCACTGAAACAATCAATCGAAAAAAAGGAAAATCAAATTGAACTCCTAAATAAGTCAAAAGACGAATACGAAAAACTAATCATAAATCTTCAAGAAAAAATGTTGAAAAATCAAGTGGATTTGATTGATCAAATTATGCTTAAATCAGCAATGGATTTTGACGATAAAAATCAAAGGTTAAAAAAACAGTGTATTTGTGGCGAAAATAATTGCACTTGTATAGGTAAATAAAACACTAATTTAAAATTTATATAATTATGGAAATAATAAAAAAATTCAAAACATGGATGAGTAAAAATTGGAAAAAATCACCGCTTGGAAAATTTAAAGTTGGAATGGTATTTTTTATTTTATTAATTTTGTTAGGTAATTTAATTAAATATTTAGCAAACTAATCATGTCTTATATCAGCGAACATATATCTTGGAGAGAGGCAACTTTCTCCAAGACAGCAAACAAAAAAGAAATTGACAACACGCCTTCACAAAACGTTGTTGTACAAATGAAAAAAACAGCAAAAATGATTTTTGAACCATTGAGAAAATGGGCAAACGAACCGATCAGAGTTAACAGCTTTTATAGATCGCCAGAACTTTGTGATGCATTGTCAGGATCAAAGAGAACAAGTCAACACACAAAAGGAGAGGCAATTGACATTGATGCAATGGGCGAAAAAGCGAACTCTGATCTTTTTCATTACATCAAAGAAAATTTAAACTTTGATCAATTAATTTGGGAGCATGGAGACGATGAAAATCCAGATTGGATTCATGTGAGTTATAAAAATGAGGAATCAAACAGAAACAGAATATTAGTCGCCTACAAAGAGAAAAAAAGAACCAAGTACAAAGAATATGTTTAAAATATTATTAAACTTATTAAAAGGCGGTAATAACGAAAAAACATCTGTTGGAAATTTAGCTTGGGAAATTCGTGAAGCTATAAAAGGCAAAGAACTTGATCCAAATCAACTGCTCGAAATCCAAACAAAAATCAATGAAGTTGAGGCAAAACATAGATCGGTTTTTGTTGCTGGGTGGCGACCATTTATTGGATGGGTTTGCGGTTTTGCTTTAGCATATAATTTTATCATTAGAGATTTATTTATTTGGGTTATTGATCCAGAAACAGTCCCCCCAGCCCTTCAAATGGAGCATTTAATGACTGTTCTATTTGGGATGTTAGGTCTTGGCGGTTTAAGAACTTACGAAAAGCTTAAAGATAAAGCCAGATAATGAGGCGCAGAATTAAAGAGGTTGTTTATATTCCAAAACCTAAAAAAAAGAGAAAAGGAGTTCATTCAAAAAATGCCTCAAAAGGACAAAACGGATATAAAAAACCCAGTAGAGGTCAAGGCAATTTCAGATAATCAATAAACCATTTTTTTCGTACTTTTGTAAAAACTTAAAAAATTATGGGGACAACATTAACTGGCAAAAGAATCAAAGACACTTATTTGGGATTTTTAAAGACAACAGATAATTCTGCTGTTGATGCCACTGGCAAACAATTATCTGATGGGGGCGGCAATGATGTTGGTGTTTATATAGCCACAGGAGGCAAAATTGGGCTTTCTGGGACGCCAGATTATGTTTTTGATGCCTCAGCTAGTACTGATGCTGTTCATCTGCCACAAGGCACGACAGGAACTCGACCAACTGGAGCAGCTGGAATTATACGTTACAATACAACAGAATCAAAACTCGAATATTATGATTCTGGATTTAAACTCATTGCAAGTGAGGATTATGTTTCTGCTCAAATAACAGCATTAATTGATTCAAGTCCAGCCGCACTTGACACGCTAAATGAATTGGCAGCGGCTTTAAATGATGACGCTAATTTTCATACAACAGTAACGAATTTAATAAACGCCAAACAAAACACTGTTACAGGTGCAGCCACAACAATTGTTTCAGATGATTTGACTGCTAGTAGGGCGGTTGTTTCTAATGGCAGCGGTAAAGTAGCAGTTTCAGCTGTTACAGATACAGAGTTAGGTTATTTGGATGGAGTAACAAGTGCAATTCAAACTCAGCTTGACAGTAAAGGAACAACTATTTCTGGAGCTGCCACAACGATTGTTTCATCTGATTTAACAGCATCTAGAGCAGTTATTTCAAATGGTAGTGGAAAAGTTGCTGTTAGTGCTGTAACAGATACAGAACTAGGGTATCTTGATGGTGTTACTTCAGCAGTGCAAACTCAACTTAATGCAAAGGCAGCTTCGCCAGTTACAAATTCAGTTTTAGGGGATGAATATACAGCTACAAGTGCTTTAAGTTCAGCAGCTACAATCGCAGTTGATACTGATTCAGCTGATGTTTTTACTTATACAGCTGGTCATTCAGCAACTTTAAATTTTACTGATGTTGTTATTGGTGCAATGAAAACTTTGGTCATTACTGGAGGCGGCAGTTCTTATACAGTAACACTTGGCACTTCAAATGGTTCTGCTTGTACTTTTAATAAAATTTCTGGCGATTATGATGATACAGGATCAACAAAAAATTTAATTCAAATCAAATGGGTAGCTGTTAATGAGGCATGGTACACAATAAATCAACCAGCATAAAAAAATAAAATATGAGAAAAGCGGTTATAATAGATGGCGAAATAAAAACATTTTATATTGTTCCAAAAACTTGGAATAATATTTTAGGGTTTAATAATTTATCTAACGAAAAACTACAAGAACATGGCTGGTATGATATTTCTGATGCTGATGACTTTGATGATCGTTTTCATATTAGAGGTGAATTAAAATTTGATGAAGCAGCAAAAAAATTTATTTATGAAAAAACTGACAAAAATATTGGGGATATTGATGATTTGAAATCTGAAAAAATAGCAATATTAAAAAAAATGGCTTTTGACAGATTAAAAAATACAGATTGGTATTGTACAAGAAAATCAGAACTGGGAACTGAAATACCAGATTCTATAATTGCAGACAGAAAAGAAATTAGAGATAAAGTTGTTGAAAGAGAAACTGAAATTAATGCTTTAACAACTCAAAAAGATGTTGTTTTATATAATGTTAGAATTTTTGATCAAAAAACCCCTCCAGAATTACAATAACATAATAAACAATTAATTATGTCAATTTCTAAAAAATTATTACAAAGTAGTGCTGCCGCTGCTGCTGTTTGTAATTCAGAATCAATCGCACCTTTTGGCAACGAGGCATCATACAATAAAAATGTAGCTATTTATCAATTTGAGGATAATGCAAATGATAGTAGTGGGAACGGTAATAACGGGACTGCATCTGGAGTCACTTATGTCACTGGTAAATTTGATAAAGCTGCCTCATTTAATACTACCACCTCTGGGATTAACATAGGTGATATTTTTAGTTTAGGAACAACAACAGATTTTAGTTTTTCAGTTTCTCAATGGATAAATTTTGATAATTTACCCGCTACAAGTGGAGCTAATTATTTAGCATTATTAGGTCGTGACTCAAGTTTTGGAGGAGCATACCCTATTATTGAATTGTATTTGTACAATACAGGTGGGGGTGTTTGTACTTCTTCCTTACAAAAAAACTTTAATGGATCTTTTAATTATAGTAGTGGATATAATAGCACTGCTGCACCGCATACATTTACAACGGATACTTGGTATCATCACGTTGTAACATATGATTCGTCAGACAAAACTACTACTGTATATGTAGATGGAGCAAAAATTGGCAGTTACGTTTTAAACAGCACAGCGGCTACATATACTTTTACTGAAGAGCTAGTTATTGGTTCATATGATGGAAGTTCAAATTCCTTTGATGGATTAATTGATCAAGTTCGATTTTACAGTAAAATTCTTACCCATGAAGAAATTACAACGCTTTATGTAGATGAAACAACCTCAACAGCATCATCAACTGAAATTATAAAAGGAACTTCTTGCGTTGCTTATTATCCTCTGGATTATGATTCTTCAGATAAATCTGATAACTTTCATGGTACTGCAACAGCAGTGCAATTTGGAGAACATGGAAAAATAAACTTTGCTGCTGATTTTGATGGATCAACAAGTTATATACAAATGGCAGATAATATTTTTCAATATTCAGCCCTAAGTATAAGTTTGTGGTTTTGGGGACCGCCTTCAACAAGTGGTTGGAATGTTCTTTTCAATAATTCTGGTTATATAAGCGGTCAGCGATTTTTAGGATATATTTTGGCTTGTGTCAATGATAGAGTTATTGCTTATTTATCAAATACATCAATTGGAAGTGATGCAACACACACAATGAGTGCGAGTTATAATATAGGTGCTTGGAATTTTATTGTTGCGACAATGGATAGTACAAATCAATTGAAAATGTATCTTAATGGAGCATCTGCTGAATCATTTACAACAAGCGGTTATGGATTTAACAATTCTTATCCGATGAATGTCACTATTGGGACAAGAAAATCTGGGCAGGATTCTTGTACTTCTGGATGTGAATGGTTTCCTGATCGTATTGATGAAGTTCGTGTTTTTAATAGAATATTAACAAGCACCGAAGCAACAACCCTTTATGAGTTAACAGCTTGTTCGCACACTTGTACAACAGATAATCAAGATTTTGTTGCTACAAATGACGCTTATTATAAATTAAGTGGAGATGCTAACGATTCCCATTCAGGCACTTACAATGGTACTGCTAATAATGTAACTTGGGCTTCAGGCAGATATGGTTCATCAGCTGTTTTTAATGGGAGCAGTTCTTATATTTTAACTGGAGGGCAATCAACAACAACCGAAGGTAATAAAACTGTTTCAGCTTGGGCATATCCCACAATAGATGGAAATAATTTTGTTTTTGTTTGGAACGGAAAAATTTGTTTACAGTTTTACAATTCTTATTGGATTGCTTATAAATGGATAAATGGGAAAACAATGTTTAGTGCCTCTGTTGGAGGTAGTGACGTTAAAAAACTAACTACTGCCGCTGATTACCCTAAAAATAACTGGTATCATGTTGCAATAGTTCAAACAGGAACAGGTGATTATGATTTTAAATTATATATAAATGGTTCTGAATTAGCTGGCACACAAGGAGCAACTGGTTGGGGTGGATATACTTCAGAAAACAGCATTATCGGTTCGTCTCATGTATATAGTGGAACGAGATATAATTTTTGGACTGGTAAAATAGATAATGTAAGGTCTTTTAATTCAGCACTAACAGCATCAAACATAAAAGATTTATACGATAGTGAATTTCAGTGCTATATAACAAAAAACGCATCTGATCCTTTTGGTGGTTCTAGTGAGGTTGCATTTTTCAAATTTGATAACAATTTAACAGACAGCACAGGAAGCTATGCTGCAAGTGCCTCTAGTGTATCATATACAACGACAGCAGCTTTCGGAACTCACTCATTAAGTTTCAATGATACTAATAACTACATTGATTTTGGTACGAGTGGGAAAATCCCAGTTGTGAGTGTTAGTTATTGGGTAAAAATGAACTCAGCTGGACACAATACTAGAGATACTTTAATTTATAGCGAAGAAACGAGCAGCACATATTTTGGTTGTATAAGATGGGGATCAAATGACGGAGCAACTTCTTGGTATGCTGGAGGTACTGCTTGGAGTTATTATGGTACAGATTGGCAACTTGAAGGGAAATGGCATCATGTTTATCAAGATAAAGATTTGAACGTATATCTAAATGGTTTGCCAATTAATTCTGGATCAGCTGGTGGAACTTCACAAAATATCAGATACATTGGACAATATCCCACTGGAAACTCTGATTATTATATGAATGGGTACTTAGATCACGTGAGAGTTTTTAATACTAAACTAACAGGTGATCAAATTTGGCAATTATTTGTTGAAGGAAATGGCTAATAAAAAGAAAAAATAAAATTGTATATTTGTACAATTAAAATAAAACAATTACTAATTATAAAATAATTCAAAATGGCGGTATTTAACGGAACTAATTTATTACTTAAAGTTGAAGGCAATACAGTTGCTCACACGACTTCTTGTACATTATCACTTTCAAATGACCTCCCAGAAGCTACATCGAAAGCAAGTAGCGGTTTCGCTGAGCATATCGCTGGGGTTATGAGTGGAGAAATTTCATTTGATGGTTTAATGGATTACACTGATTCGGCTGGAGGAGAAGCCCTATCAGCTTATTTACTTGCAAGAACTCAATTAACTTGTGTTTTCGGAACAGCAACAAGTGGCGAACCTATTTATACAGCAGAAGGGTTTTTAAATTCTTTAGAGATTTCAGCTGAAATGGAAAATGCAGTTACTTATTCTGGAAGCATTACTTTAACAGGTAGTATTGTAAAGAGTGACAACTCATAATTCATAGGTAACACTTGAATAAAAATTTACTAAATGGCAAACAAAAAAAGAGGGTATCTATCAATTAACATTGGTGGGAAACAGAGGTTCATGCACTTTAGCATGAATTTCTGGGCTAACTTTACCGAAGAAATGAATACGCCACTTGATCAAATAGGTAAACTGTTTGAGAGTGGCTTTTCTATTTCTGCAATTAGAGCATTGATTTACAGTGGATTACTAGCATACGATCAAGAAGAAGGCAAAGACATTGATTATAATATTTTCAAAGTTGGTGTTTGGCTGGAAGATTTTGATCAAAAAGAATTTGAAAAAATTACAAATGCAATGATGGAATCCAGAATTTTGGGCAATGATCTAAACATGGGAATTGAAAGAAATCCAGAAACAACTGAAGCTGAAAAAAAGCAACAGCCGAAAAACTAACATTTGAAACTTTACTTGATTTTTATGTTGGTCAAGTAGGCATGAACCCCAACGATTTTTGGAAAAATACTTGGAAAGAAAATGCTCTTTTGGGTGAATCTCATGTTATTAAATTAAACATTGCTTGGGAACAGACAAGATATTTGGCGACAATGATCCACAACGTAAATTGTCAAAAACGTAGCCAAATGAAAAAACCAGAACAGCTTTTCCGCCTACCTCAAGACAACATGAAAAGACCATTCAAACCTAAGTCATCGCCAGAATCATTAGAGAAGTTTTTAAACAAAATGAAGGAATCTGGCTTAGAGATTTAATTATTATCTTTGTGGTTATAATTCACAAAAAAAACAAGAAATGGCTGATCAAAAATTAAAGGTTCTAATAACTGGAGATGCTAGTTCATTAACCAGATCATTAAACACTGCAAAGGGAAAAATATCTGCCTTTGGAAATAGATTATCTGCAATTGGTTCGACATTAGCGACTAGAGTTTCATTACCATTAGCAATTGCTGGAGGAGCAGCTGTTAAAATGGCAATTGACATGAAAGAGTCAATTAACAAGGTTGATGTTGCTTTTAAAAAACATTCAAAGAGTGTTAAGGAATTTGCAAAAACAACGCTTAATCAGTTCGGTATAGCTGAGGATTCGGCACTTGACATGGCTGCATTATTTGGTGACATGGCAACGTCAATGGGGATTAATACAAAAGAAGCCGCCTCAATGAGTAAATCAATGGTTGGATTGGTTGGCGATCTTGCATCATTTAAAAATTTAAATATTGATCAAACTGGGGAGAAATTAAGAGCTGTTTTTACAGGAATGGGTAGATCACTTCTTGATCTTGGGATTGTTATGAATGAAACAACAATGCAGACATTTTTAACAGCAAACGGAATAGAAACATTATTTAAAGACATGACACAAGCTGAAAAAGCCACATGGCGTTTAAAGTATGTTTTGTCTGTTACTAAAAACGCACAAGGTGACTTTCAAAGAACACAAGAATCAGCAGCAAATCAATTGAGAATATTTAGAGGCAGAATTAAGGAATTGGCTATTAGTTTCGGAGAAGTGTTAATCCCTCCTCTTGAAAAAGCATTAAAAAAAATAAATGAATTAATTGAAAGTTTTTCTGGAGCTGATGAAGAAACAAAAAATCTTGTTCTTTCAATTGCATCGCTTGGCATTGCTTTGCCAGTTTTGATTGGACTTGTTGGAAAATTACTTTCCTTTTTTGCGTTTTTAATTAATCCAGTAACACTTGTTGCAGCAGCACTTGGAACTATTGCCGCTATTATTTATAATAAATGGGGGGATATTGCCGAAATAATTGTTAAGATAAATAATAAATTTATTGAATTTTATAATAGTTCTCAATTAATAAGAGATTTTTTCTGGGGTTTTCAAAAAGTCATGGTAAGTGTCAGGGAGCATGTTCTTAATGCTTTTAGGACAATGACTAAAGCTGCAAAAATGGCATGGGAGTTGTTAAGTTCTCCTTCAAACGCTGGAAAAATATGGGATAATTTTTGGGATGACAGTGTTCGTAGTCAAAAGAAATTTCAAGAAAATTTATCTAGGACTCATGAAACTATGGATCAACTTTCTAAATTATCAATGGGGGAATTGAACAAAGTTTTTGAGGGTGCAATGGGGATGCCATTAATGGCAACAAGTGTCGAAGAGTTAAATGGTCAATTAATGACGTTATGGAATAATTTTAAAACAAATTTTCCATCTCTCGAAACCCCTGAAATTTTTAAAACTTTACTTGGAGAAGGGACAACCACTTCTGAAGATCCAGACCCAAAAAAGGGTGGTGGCGAAGGTGTGAATGGAAAATTGTTTGATATGCAACAATTATTAATTGCCAATACAGAACTTATTTCTGGACCACTAACCGAAGCATTTACAGGGTTATTTTCTGGTGGTAATTTTTTCAAAACTTTAATAAATGCCTTAAAACAATTAATTATAAAATTATTGACAGCTGTTGCTGTGGCAGCAGTGTTGACAGCTTTGCTTGGTGGAACAACTGCTGCTGGTGGAGCAGATAAACTTAAAGGAGGAGCTGCTTTTAAGCATTTTTTAGGAGGGACATCTGGTCTTAATTTTGGAGGGGATCGAGCAAACGGAGGGATTTTTGGTTCTCCCACACTTGTCAGAGTTGGCGAATATGCTGGTGCAAGAAATAATCCAGAGGTCATTGCACCACTTAACAAATTACAATCATATATGAATAAATCTGGATCAACTCATGTAACAGGCGAATTTGCCCTTAGAGGACAAGATCTAGTTGTTGCATTACAAAGAGCAAACACCGAAAGGGATAGAATAACATAGAATATAGTGGCAGCACCAACAACATTAAGAAATGAGTACAATGTAAAATATGAACTTTATTTTACAGATAATTATGATCGCCCATTAAAACTTGAAATTTTACAAAAAAATTATGATGGGGATATATACAATATTATTGGAACTGATAACCCTATTCAAATAATTTATCAAGGGGATGATAGTATGTATTCTCCTTTAATTGGATCAAGATGTAAATTGAATTTTTACGTTACAGATTCAGCTCAATATGATGACTTTTTTAAAGGCGATGAAAGGGAATATAAAGTTAAAGTTTTATATTATACCAGTTCTGGCGATCTTTTCGAAGATATAGAAATGAAACCAGATTTTTTAGAAACTAATTTTGATGCTAAACTTGGGGATGCTGTATTTTGGGAATCATATTGGGAGGGTTTTGTTGTTGTTGATAGGTGGCAAGAAGCTGTTACCTCAAATCCATATCCAGTAAGTTTAGAGGCGGTATGTGGTTTGGGTTTATTATCTGGGTTTGATGCTCCCTCAGCTTTTAAACCAAGTTTTACAATTACAAGTTCTGAAGAAGATGACACAAATCATGTAAAATCTCTTTGGTATTATCTTTATGAAATACTTAAAAAAACAGGACATCGTTTTGATATTTATGTAAATAATGACACAAGAAAAGTTGGGGGAAATGCTAACGACACAATTTTTCATGATATTACAATAAGCGATGTTGCTTTCATGGATTCTAAATTAAATTTTAGGTCTGCTAAAGATGTTTTGTCAATTATTTTAAAAACAACAAATTCAAGGATTTTTCAAAGTTATGGAGCTTGGTATATAATTAATAATTCATCTGTAATTGATTACCGCCTTGATCAAGCAACTATTTGCCCATCTGGTGCTGATATTGATGTTGAAACAGATACAGATTACAATGATGATGTTGATGTTGGCGAAGATACTGATATAGATCAAAATTTAGAACCAAATATTACAATTGTAGGTGCGACAACAAAAGTTGTGGGTAGCCAATGGCATTTTCACGTTAGTAACGTTGGGGGTGAAATAACAAGTTACAGTTGGACTTTAGACGGGGAGGCATTAAGTACTAACAGCCGAGTTGCGTTCCCAGTTGAAAGTGGTCATAGTGGCGAGGCAATTGCGGTTACTTGTACAAATACACATGGCAGCGATTCAGATTCTAAAACATTATCAATAGGATCTGGCTCTGGTTCTGGAACTGGTGGACATCATGTTATTCAAGTTTATGATGATAATTTAAGCAAAGCTGAATGTCAACCAATGAGATTTACTCATCCTTTTCATGGTTCAGAAGTTGGCAGTTCAGTAACGTTTAAATTTTATATTTGGATTAGAAATACCTCTCCAAGTGAGTATAAATGGAACTCAACTGATTTATTACAAGCCGATCTGACAACTGGGCAAACAGTTGACTCTGGTGCGCCTTCATATTTAACTGGATTAACAAAAACAATTATTACAAGTCCAGCACATGGAATGACGGTTGATGTGACTTTAACATTGCAATCTGGAGGAGCAATTGATTATTTACATTTAAACGGATCACCAACACAAAAACAATTTACAACAACTGTTAATATAACTAATAGTTCAACAAGAACAACAGCTGATAAATCATCAATGACATTTACTGGTGTTGAAGGTACTCAACATAGAAATAAAGTAACGTTAACAGCTGATTCTGGATATGAATTTGCAAGGACTTCAGATATTTCTGGAGTTATTGTTGGTAGTTATACGCCTCCAAATGATATTTTAGTTGATACATCATTTTTTGATCAAGATTTACTACTTCAAAATGTTAGCCCAGACATAGTATATAATACTTACCCAGTAAAAGTTTTTTGCAGAATTGGAGCATCGGATCAAACAGTTACTTTAAAAATTGAAGGTGCGCCAAGTGATGGATCATCACCTACAGCTAGTATTAATCCAAATGGTGCAAACACAATTTCAGCTCATGGTGGCGTTGTAAAAGCAAAAGTTACTTATACAGGTAAGGTAGTTGTTGAATTAGGTACTTGGACTGGTCATGGTAGCGGTTGGCTCAGAATTAATACTTTTCAATTCATTAGTTTCCAACCATACGATGATAGTGACAAAGTCACATTAATTGGTGACAGCCCAAGCACACTGCAATTCAATTACCCTCCAAATGATTTTGGAACGAGAGGAGTTACTATAAGCGTCAAAAATTCAAGTGGTACAGTTTTAGATTCATTAACTTTGTCGCAACCTAAAAAGTCAAGTGGAAATTATAGAGGTGGCGATCTAGTTTATTTTAATTAAAAATTATGGCAGCGATATTAAGCGTAGAACAAAGAAAATTATTATTGCAAGGGGAGGAAAAAATCAAATTTAATAGATTTGATTACAGGGGTGTTTATTATCCAGATACAGAAACAGCTAAAATTCAAAATGTATTAATGCAATGTCCCAGAGATTTACGCCCTATAAATACAAATCTTGTTAAATCTTATGGAAAACCAGTTAAAAAAGTAACAACTCAGGTAAAAGTTGAGACAAAAGTTATTAAAAACACAAATCCAAATTTTACAGCTGCTAAATTTGTTGGTATTCATGGCTGGACAATAGGAGAACCAACTGATCCTGGCTCAGATAGAAAAACAGCTGTTATTGCTGACGTTGCCTCAAATGTTAAGGCAATTTCTGGTCAAAAATATGCTTGGAGTGCTGCGAAATATGATGCTAGTGAATCATGGAATTTCTTATTACAATCATCAGCCACAACTGTCAGGGCAAATATGGGGTTGCAAGTTGGATTTTATCATTATTTAAGAACCTCCGCAACAGCAGCAACGTACCTTTTTAAAGTACAGGTCAAAGCTGTTGATGGTTCAAATGTTTATTGGTATAATTTTCAAACAAATGAATGGGTGGGAGATACTGGTGGTTCTCAAATTAGTCAACCATTAACAACTCATTCAACAAAAGTGATTAATAAATGGAACTCTGCAACGATTTCAATGCAACCATATCAATCAACAAACAACGATATTAATCTAACATTTTATTTATATTTTCCAGAAGAAGTGTCAACAAATGGAACTCACAGCAAAGTTTATATTGATAATTGTTATATTGCTGAAATTGTTCCAACAGAAGGCAGACAATATATTATTAATAGAAAAACAGCTGATTCTGGGCGTGTTATAACAAGCACTTTAAAGGATAAACCACTTGATATTTCAAATGAAATAAGCGACTTAAATGTTTATAATAATGGATTTACTGGAGCATTTAGGCGTGAGAGAGATACAGCTGACAAAACAATTGAACAAATAGTTACACAAGAAAAAATTAATGATAGCAGAGATTATGTTACTAGATTTGAAGGCGATTTTATCAATGCTAAAATAGCAAATACAACCGATTCAACTCAACAGAATTTTGTTTCGCCAAAAAATAAAATATTTATGGATTATGGCGAAAAATTACTTCAAGAACCAGTTTCATGTTATATTGATTCCATGTCTTTTAATATAAAGAAAAATCAATATAAATTAAAACTAAGAACGCCAGATCAAAACAACGATCTAGACACTTATTATTGGACTATATTTCAATAGTTCAAAATCCATTTTGTTTGCTGCCTTCCGATCCTATTCTTTGGGAGAGGAGGGTGCATTTATATAAAAAAACTAAAATATTTTTTGTAAAATAAAAAAACTTTTGTACTTTCGTTTAAATTTTATAATATGAATGAATTTGAAAGATTGTTCTATAATGAACGAAAAGCCCTTAATTTAAAACAAAAAGATGTTGCTGATCTTTTAAATATTACAACAGTAACATTAAAATCTAGATTGAGAAATCCAGAAAGTTTTAAATATGGGGAACTTGAAATTTTAAAAAATAGAAACTTTAATTTAGATAAAATATGGAAAAAAATAAGGCAGTAAACAAAAAAAATGGATTAACAATTGATGAAAAATTAAGTTTAATTCAACAAGAATTTAAGGCGAAAAAATCTCGCTTTAATTCATTCGGTAAATATAACTTTAGATCAGCCGAAGATATTCTAGAAGCATTAAAACCCATAAATGGAAAATATGGAGTTTATTTTAAAATCACAGAAGATTATATTCAAAGTGAACTTGTCCCTATTATCAAAAGTACTGCAACTGTTTTTGATATTACTGACATTAACTGTTGTATATCTGCAACAGCAATTGTTGGTATTGACTTAAATCAAAAAGGGATGCAAGTACCTCAACAATTTGGTAGTGCATCGAGCTATGGAAAGAAATACGCACTTGGTAATTTATTACTAATTGACGACACGGCAGATGCAGATTCAACAAATGATCATGGTATTTTAAAACAAAAAATTTCCACAACTATAAATAATACAATTGCAGAAACTAATCAAAAAAAATCTGTAACAAGTAAAAAAGTTGCTGGAAATGGTTCTGTAAAAATAGAAAAATTTGTTATTGATGAAAATAGTATTAAAAAAATAAAAAACCCAACAGATGCAAAAAAAGCACTTACATCTGACAAGGTTGTTTTTTCTAATGAAACCATCAAAAATGAATTAATTGAAGCGTTTAATCTTAAATAATAATAAATAAATAATAATATGGAAGTAATTGGAAAAATTAAATTAATAAATGAAACAAAATCTTACGGAGATAAAGATTTTCGCAAAAGAGAGGTTGTGATTACAACAGCTGAACAATATCCCCAAGATTTATCAATCGAATTTGTACAAGACAAATGTGATTTGCTTAATAATTTTAAAGCTGATCAAACTGTAAAGATTGGAATTAACCTTCGTGGTCGTGGATGGGTAAATCCAGAGGGTGTTACTAAATACTTTAACACAATACAAGGGTGGCGAATTGATGAAACTGATGAAGTTTCAAATGATGCTGAAAAAAATGATGATTTACCCTTTTAATTAAATTAATAGCTAATGGAGTGCAATAATATTCTGTTTATATTCATTGTTTTTTCTCAACTCTGTACTCTGTTAGCTATTTTATTAAATTTTAAAAATACTAAGATGAAAAACAATCCTATAAAAATTATTGATAATACAATGGAGGATGATCATGGTTTTATGGTTGAGAGAATAAACGCCTTAAATGATCATTTAAAAATAGAAAAGGAAGAAAATCAAGAATTAGACAAAAAAATTAGATTATTCAAACAAGAATTATATGATAAAAATAAAGAACTTGAAGATTTAAAAATGCAATTAAAAGCATTACAAAACCAACTAACACTTTACTTTTCAAATGATAAAAAAGTTTGATACAAATAAAGAATACCATTCAAAAGATTCAATTTCTGCAAGTGGATTAAAAATCATAGCCACAAAATCAGTTGAACATTTTTTGAATGCTGATCCAATAAAAACATCAAAAGAAATGGTTACAGGTTCAGCAGTTCATACAATGCTATTAGAAGGCGAAAAACAATTTTCAAAAGAATATTATTTGCAACCAAAACTTGATCTTAGAACAAAACAAGGAAAAGAACAATTAAAAGTTTATGAAAAAATTGCTAATAATAAAGAATTAATTGATCAATCACAAATGCAGATTATTTCTGGAATTTATTCAAAATTTATGCTTGATCCACTGGCAAAAAAGTACTGTAAAGGTGCGATTGAATTATCTCATTATCTTGATATTGAGGGCGTTCCAGTCAGAGTCAGACCAGATTGCATTGGCGATGATTGGATCAGTGATATAAAAACAACAATTGATAATTCACCCAGAGCATTTAAAAGTGAAATATATAGGAGAAAATATCATTTACAAGCGTGTTTTTATTGTGATGCTTTAGGTTATGACCCTTATAATTTTAGATTCATTGCTTGTGAAAAATCAAAACCCTATACAGTAAAAGTTTATGCTCTTGATGATGCTGAAATTGAAAATGGTCGTAAAGAATATCAAAAAGCATTTTTAAACTGGAAATTATATATTAAAGAGGGAATTGTTACAAGTTATGACAATGAAAATACAAGGGATGATGGATCAATTGTTTTATAAAAAATAATATGGAAGTTAACAACATAAAGGACTTAATATCAAATTATTACAAAGCTGATATTTCATCTAAAAAAAGAGATCGTTATCTTTGTTATGCAAGATTTATATTTTATGATTTGGCTCGGCATTATAATAGAACAATGACTTATCAAAAAATTGCTAAAGTTGTCAATCGAGATCATTCAACTGTTTGTTATGGCATTAGTCAATTACCAAATATTTTAAAACAAGATAAACTGTTGCAATTAGATTACTTAAATTTGAGTAGTTTATGCGAAACAAAATATAAAAATGACAATAAAATGGGACGGAATCCATACGAGAATTTTTTAACTAAAGAAGATTTACTTCAAAGGTCAGTGATGCAATATATTAAATTACAATACCCAAATGTTTTTGCAATTCATGTACCAAATGAAGGGAAAAGAAGTCCATTTGAAAGGTTTAAATTTAAAATTTTGGGTGGGGTGAGTGGTGTTCCAGACATTTTAATATTTGAGCCAAATAAAGATTTTAGCGGCTTAGCCATCGAATTAAAAGTTGGATATAATAAACCCACAGAAAATCAAAAAGTGTGTTTAAACCGCCTTAAAAATGCAAACTGGGACACTTATTGGTTAAATACCTATGATGAAACGATAAAAATAATAGATAATCATCTAAAAAATAAAAAATCATGAGCTGGAGTGAATATCGAAATGTTTATTGGAACTCTGTTGATCAAAGAATCTGGCGAACTTCAACAAGTGCTGGGGATGTTGGCATTAATTATAAACTTGTTGGAACAATGACAAATGCTGAATATGATATTTTGCTTGAAGTTTTATTTGAAGTATTTGAAGATAAAAAAATAAGCATTTCAAGATTTAAAAAAATATTTACTGAAATGAGAGAATTTTTTGATCATATAAAAGACGTTGTGCATAAATCATAATTAAAAAAAAATGAAAACTAAATTTATTCCTGTAAAAGAACAAGTATTGATTTACAATCAATCTCAATTTACAGGTAAAATGAAAAATGACAAAAAATATCAATCTACCAAAAAAGATATAATAATTTTGTTGAGAAAATTAATATTAAAAGATTTAAATAATAAACAAAAAGGACAAATCAAACCAAGTTTTGTGAAGTTTATTAAAAAAGCAAATTATAATCAATTAATAAAACTTAATAAAATAATAAAAATGTCTTATTTTAATAATTATGATTATGCAATAAAAATAAGGCGTTCTTAGAGTAAAAAATAGAGTTAATTTTAAAAAATAGTGAAAAGAAATAAATTTAATCGAAATGCAAAAAAATTATTATGCTATAATTCCAGCATCAATACGTTATGATAGTGAGTTAACTCCTAACGCTAAATTAATGTATGGCGAATTAACAGCCCTTTCAAATGAGAAAGGTTATTGCTGGGCATCAAATGCTTATTTTTCCGAACTGTATAAAGTTAGCATCGTTTCTATTTCAAAATGGATTTCACAATTACAGAAGAAAAAATACATTGATATTGAGTATATATATTATAAAAATTCCAAGCAAATTAGCGAAAGGCGAATCTCTTTAATACCCCTTAAAGAAAAGTTATCCCATAAAGAAAAGTTAATTGACCCCCTTAAAGAAAAGTTTAAGGATAATACTACACTATATAATAGTAATAAAAAGAATAATATAGTACAAAATCAAAAAAATGATAAATCAGTTAAAAATTCGCCAAAAAAGGACATAATTTACTCAACAACATTAATAGATGCAACTAAGCATATTATTAATTTATTTCCAGAAAGATTTCATCCAAAATCCACTGCTCAAAAAAATAAATGGCTTGATACACTTGAAAAATTACAACGATTAGATGGGTATGCTCCAAGAGAAATTTATTACATCGTTAAAAAAGTTAGAAATGATCAATTTTGGTCAAATAATTTTTACAGCATTATGAAACTCAGAGCAACAAATAAAGATGGCGTTAAATACATTGATCTTTTTAAAGAAAAATTTGCAAGAAATATAGAAATACAATGAAAATAGGAGAAATATTTGAGCTTAATAAATTAGAACAAGAAATTGTTGCTTTAACAGCTAAATATAGGCAAATCAACAAAGAAAATTCTGGAATCAGTGGAAAAGGCACTGTCGCCAACGATCATAAACACCTCCACAGAAACCTTATCGGATTCGGAGCTGAGTTTATATTTTGTAAGAATTTCAATATTCATTCTGATTATAGTATCAATAATAATTCAAAAATCAAAAATACAGATAATTATGATGCAACTTTGTCAGGTATAACAATTGACGTTAAAACAACTGAAAAAAATTTACCATTAATGACTCCAGTGTGGTCAAAAAGTGATGTTCATGGATTCGCTTTTTTTGGTTGTAAATATCCTAAATATAAGTTTTTTGGTTTTGCAACTAATAAAATGTTGTTTAAAGAAAAGAATATTCGTCAAACAAAAGTACCAGCGTTTGTTCTGGAAAAAAAGGATTTAATCGGATTTAGTGAATTTATATTTGAAAACCGATTTCATATCAAAAACAACATAGAACATTTAAAAATTTTAAAATAACCCCCCTATGTCATTAATTTTAGCAGAATTTCACAAATTAGGTATTAAAGCAACTGATAAAACAACAGAGCAAAAACTTCAATGCCCAAATTGTCATGCTGATAGAAAAAACAAAAGAGATAAACCTTTAAGCGTTAATATTGATAAAGGAGTTTATAATTGTCATAATTGCGGCTTTTCTGGGAATGTTATGTTTAAAGAAAAAAAACAATTTACTATTCCAGTTGAAAAAAATAATAATTTATCCGATAGAACAGTCAGCTGGTTTGCAAAAAGAGGTATTTCTCAAAATACCTTAAATAATTGGAAAATAACAGAATCAATAGAATACTTTCCACAAGTTGAAAAAAGAAGAAAAGCAATAAATTTTAATTATTACAGAGAAAATAAACTCGTTAATGTTAAATATAGAGATGGCGAAAAAAACTTTAAAATGGTATCAAATGCAGAACTTATTTTTTATGGCATTGATAAAATTGTTAAAATGGACAAAATATACATTGTTGAAGGAGAAATTGACGCTTTATCACTTCATGAAGCTGGGATATATTCTGTTTGTTCTGTTCCAAATGGAGCATCAAAAGGAAATCAAAAACTTGAATATTTAGACAATTGTTTTCAATATTTTAAAAATAAAACTGAAATTGTTCTTTGTACTGACAACGATAATGCTGGGCTTAATTTAAGAAAAGAACTAGCGAGAAGATTTGGACAATATCGGTGTAAATATGTTGATTTCAAAGATTATAAAGATGCTAATGAAATACTTGTTAAAGAAGGTGCTGAGATACTTAGAAATTATTTAAATGAGGCAAAAGCGTTTCCAATAAAAGGCGTTATTAATGTTGATGACATTTGGTCAAGTGTTTTAGATTTTAATGAAAATGGAACTAAAAATTACAGCATAGGAATTGGCGAAAGTGATGATTATTTTAAATTAGAACTTGGACAATGGAGCATAGTTACTGGAATCCCAAATGCTGGAAAAAGTGATTTTATTGATCAAGTTTGTTGTAATCTAGCAATGAAACATGAATTTAAAATTGGAATGTTTTCACCAGAATCATTTCCATTTGAGGGACATATAAAAAGGATTGCTAATAAATTAAATGAAAATTTTTGTGATAATGATCTTTTAAATAAAACAAAAAACTTCATTGAATCGAGATTTTTCTTTGTAAAAATTAATTTAGAAAGTTTATCACTAAAAAGCATATTAGATATTTTTCGTGAACTTGTTTTTCAAAAAGGAATTAATGTATTTGTAATTGATCCATACAATCAACTGGATCACACAAAACAAGTTGATCATTCATATATTGGTAGGCAACTAAGCGAGATAACTCAGTTTGTTCAACAGACAAACACACACCTTTTTTTGATTGCTCATCCTAGAAAAATGGAAACTGAAAATGGAATTTATAAAGTTCCAAATCCTTATGATATATCTGGCAGTAGTGACTTTTTTAATAAAGCATACAACGCTATTTGTGTGTATCGTAGTATTGGCGAAAAATCAAAATATGATTCTGATGTTGTTAGAATACATATTCAAAAAGTTAAAAGAAAAGAAAATGGAAAACAAGGGAATTTTGCTGTTGCACCAAATTACAAAAAAGGTGGAATGTATGAAGGCATTTCAAATGTAAAATCAAGAATTACTGTAATAGATGATTCAATTCCATTTTAAAAAAATAGAGGGGGGGTGTAAAATATGAACATATCAAATGAAAGCGGTTATATTCCAAATGAAAAGCATTATAGAGCTTTTGCTTGGGCTTGTGATAATAAAATTAGAGTTTATCCAGTTCCAAAAAATAAATTATATAAAATAATTTATGAGCATAATGGTAAAAAGAAAACATCTGGAAAATTATACCCTAAAAATGAATTGTTTCCAGTTGTTTGGGAATTTTATCTGTATCTTTATAAAAAATTTTATGTTTCCAAAGATAATTGATTGGGAAGTACAAATATCACCGATGATTGGTTTTGCCTTTGGCTTTATTTATTCAAATGAAGAGATTGAACAAGTTGAATATGATGAGGACAAAAGGCATACGATTCAAATCGTTTTACTTTTTTTTATCATAAATATTAATTACTTCACTGAGGAAAATAATTATTAATTTCTTTTAAATTATTATTTTTGTATCGACTTAAAATTTAAATCCCTTCAAAAAAAAAGGGGGGGGTGGTATATAAATAATAACATGAAAAAGGGCTTACAAACTTTACACAATAAAAAACTGATGCTTGAAGCATTAGAAAACAATCTTGGAATTGTCGAAGCATCAAGAAAACAAGTCGGAATTTCAAGACAAACTCATTACGATTGGATGGAAAAGGATAAAGATTATGCTGCGAAAGTTCAAAGCATTAGACAAATCGTTGTTGACTTTGGAGAAAGCAAATTATATGAAAACGTTAAGAAGGGAGATGTAACATCAATAATATTCCTTTTAAAAACTTTAGGCAAGAGCAGAGGTTACGTTGAAAGACAAGAAATAATTCATGATGCAAAAATTTCATCAAAAGTCATTGAATGGAAGGAAATAAAACAGAAATAGTTGAACAAAAGTGCAATAAACAGTTTTTTGATCTCATAAAAAGCGAAAAAAGGTTCAATTTACTTCAAGGAGGAACAAGAAGCGGCAAAACTTACGCTGTTTGTCAATATTTATGCTATTTATTGACCACAACAAACAAATCTTTGACCATTTCGATCATTAGAAAGACGTTACCAGCGTTAAAAGCATCAGTTCAGAGGGATTTTATTGCAATTCTCGAACAAACTGGCATTTATGATCTTGGAACTCATAACAAAGCCGAAAATACGTTCAAATACAACCAACATTTGATTGAATTTTTCAGTGTTGATGAACCAGCTAAGATTCGAGGGCGAAAAAGATCAATTGCTTTCTTAAATGAGTGCAATGAGTTCTCTTTGGAGGATTTTCGCCAAATAAATATGAGAACTGAATCAAAAGTTATCATGGATTTCAATCCTTCTGATCCAGTTCATTGGATTTATAGTGAAATCATTCCAAGACAAGATTGTGATCATTGGATTACTACATATAAGGATAATTTATTTCTACCAACTGAATTAGTCAACGAAATAGAAAACTTAAAAAAAGATCAAGATTATTGGCGTGTTTATGGCGAAGGTCAAAGAGCTGTTTTTTCATCAAGACAAATTTTTAACAATTGGAATTGGATTCCACACAAAGAGTTTCCAGAACATGACGTTGAAGGCGAATGCTACATAGGACTTGACTGGGGTTACTCGAATGATCCAACAGCTGCAATTTTAGCGTTTAAGAGAAAAGACAAATTATACATTCATGAAATACTTTATAGAACTGGAATGACTAACGCTGATATTGTTGATTTTTTAAAAATAGGGGGGTATGGTAACACTTTGATTTACGCTGATAGTGCTGAGCCAAAATCCATAGAAACTTGCAGACAACTTGGATTAATGATGAAAGGAGCAACTAAAGGCGCTGGAAGTATTAACGCTGGAATTTCTTTGATTAAAGAATTTGATGTTTACGCCTCCATTGAATCAAGAAATTTATTCACTGAATACAACAATTATTATTGGGAAACATTAAAAGACGGAACAATAATAAACAAACCAAAAGATTCGTTTAATCACCTTAAAGATGCCTTACGTTATCTTTGCCTTTCACAATACTCGAAAAGAGTTGATTTCTATATTATATAACTTAAAAAACAACAATAAAAAATTTAGTACTTTTGTAAATTAAATCACAGACATTTAAAATTTAAAAATGGCATCAATTCTATCAAGATTAAAAAATTACATTTCATCAACAGCTCAAAAAACTCATTTAGATTATAACAAGGCAATTTATAATTATTTAGGAGAATCAATTCTCTGGAACTCAGCAACAGATGACACATACATTGACAAAGGTTATCGAACCAATTCAACTGTTTATTCAATCGTTAATTTAATTGCTAAAGCTGCAACAACAATTCCTTTTCAAGTTTATGAGATAGTTAACGAAAATGATTTAAAAAGATATAAAGCGTTAACAAGTGGCGATTTTACAGGATCATCTTTGCACACTGCAAAAATATTGCAAAAACATTCACTTGTTGAATTAGAACACACTGAAATTCATGAACTTTTAAAAAGACCAAATCCAGCACAGAGTTTTAACTCTTTTTTAACAGAATTGATTGCTTTTGGAAAATTAACTGGAAACAGATACATTTATGGCATTTCACCAGATACAGGATATAATTCAGAAAAGTTTCAAGAACTTTATGTTTTGCCATCTCACAAAATGCAAATCCATTCTGGGGGATTATTAGAACCAGTAAAAAAATATTCATTAGAATACAATGGAACGTATCAAATTGAGTGCGATGACATTTGCCACATAAAAGATTTCAATCCAGATTATTCTGGAAGCGGTTCACATTTATACGGAATGTCACCTTTAAAAGCTGGTTTGAGAAGTATGGATGCTAACAATGAAGCATTAACAACTGGAGTTAAATATTTACAGAATCAAACAGCTAGAGGGGTTTTAATGTCCGATGAAGGCGATTTAAATGAAATACAGGCGAAACAATTAAAAGATAAATTTCGCCAATCCTATCAAGGATCAGATAATGCTGGGGATGTTATAATCACGCCTAAAAAGTTATCTTGGGTTAATTTTGGATTAAATGCCTCCGATTTATCTTTAATAGAACAATACAACGCATCAATCAAAGATTTATGTAATGTCTTTAATGTTCCAGTTCAACTGCTAAACAATACAGAATCAAGCACTTACAACAATATGAAAGAAGCCAAAAAAGCTCTTTATCAAAATGCTGTAATTCCAGAAATGGTAAAAATTAGAGAAGAACTAAACAGGTGGTTATGCCCTAGATTTGGAGAGAATTTATACATTGATTTTGATTTTACTGTTATTCCAGAACTTCAAGAAGAAATGGACAAAGTCGTTCAACAAATGTCAAATGCTTGGTGGGTTACTCCAAATGAAAAACGTCAAGCAATGAATTATGGAATTGATGAAGATAATGAAGTTTTAAATGATTATTTTATTCCATCGAATTTAATTCCAGCAAATTCTAATGACGTTGATTTTCCAGAGCCAAAAAGAATTGATGTTAATCTCGACTACGAAAATGAGGAAATATATAATAAAGAAAGCAAAACAGAATTGGAAGGATAATTTTGAAATTCAATTAAATAATTCTCAAAAAAAATTAAATCCAGTAATATCCAAATACTATTTTGCAGAATATTCAAAAGTTTATAAACCATTTATCTCTAATGGTGCAATTCCAGATTTATCTGATGTTTTTAAAAGCGATGAAGTTTTTAAGATATATAAAAAAATATTTGTTGACGTTGGTTTGAAATTTGCTTTCTGGTATTCAAATTCATTTGATAAATTATTAAAAAGAAATGACGTTTCTAATCATGCTCCTATTTGGACAAGTCGTTTTGAAACGATTGCAACAAGAAAAGCCAAAGCAAATGCTGGTGGCGTTATTGATACAGCTAAAAAAACGATTATTAAAGTTCTTAGAAGAAAACTGGCTGATAAAAAATTTATGGCACTTGGTGAAGTTGAAGCATCTAAAATTTTAAGAAAAGAATTAAAAGGTTATTCTAACTGGCAATCGAAACGACTAATTAGGACAGAATCTCATTTTGCTGCTAATTTTGGAGCTTTAGAAGCTGCTAAAGACATGTTTGATAAGGAAAATTTAGTTAAGCAGTGGATGCACAGTGGAGCATCAAATGAAAGGGATTGGCACAGAGAGGCAGATGGGCTTATTGTTGGAATAGATCAAACCTTTAACATAGGAGGTGAGGACTTACAATTTGCTGGGGATGGTTCTGGGTTTAATGCAATAAATTGCCGTTGTGCCTCGCCAAGTTTCCCTAGAGAGGACATTGACTTTGTTAATACTGGCGAAATATAACAAAAAACAATTATTTTAAAATTTTTATCTTTGCAATTATGAACACAATTATATATAAATCAAGCCCAATTCAAAAATTGGTTGATGCAGACGAAAAAGCTGGAGTTGTTAAAGGTTACGGAAGTATTTTCGACAACCTTGACTCTGACGGCGATATTATTAAAAAAGGCAGTTATAAAAAAACCATTAAAGAAAATGGTTCAAGGGTTAAATACCTATATCAACATTCAATGGATAAACCACTTGGAAAAATAACTACATTACAAGAAGATAAAAAGGGCTTGTTGTTTGAAGCCGAAATTCCTAAAACGCAACTTGGAAAAGAAGTAATTCTTTTAATGAAAAGCGGTATTATAAATGAAAATAGCGTTGGAATTTTACCAATACAAAAAGAATATAATGGCGAAAACAGAGAAATAACTGAAGTTAAGTTATTTGAAATTTCTGCTGTTACTTTAGCTGCTAATGATCAAGCAAACATCATTGACATTAAAGGAAAGAACATTGATAGTGAACAAATAATTAAAAGATACGATTCGCTTATCAAAATAATCCGAAAGGGTGACATTTCAGACGATCTTGGCTATGCCATTGAATCTGAACTGTATAAACTAAAATCATTTTATTTGAACGCCACTGTGCCGAACATTGAGGTCACACAGCCGAAAGAGGTCAAAAAAACAAATGATTCTGAAATTTTAAAATATATTATTACTAACCTTAAAAAATCTTAATACAATGGACAAAGATATTCAGAAACAACTAGACCAATTCGGTGATGTAGTTGATTCAAAAATCGAAAAGGCGTTCAATCAGTCAAAGGATAATGCTAAAGGTGAAATCTCTAATGAAATAAAAAACGAGATTGATGCCTTATCAAAGCAATTCATTGAAAAACATGACGCTATTGACAAAAGATTTGATAGTTTTGAAGTTGAACAAAACAGAAAATTAGCTGCAAATGAAAGAAAATCATTTAAAGGTAATTTAGAACAAGCGTTCAAAGACGGGGCTGTTGACTCTATTAAAAAAGGAAACTCAAACGCTGCATCTTTTGAGGTGAAAGCGGATATGACTATGGCGGCTGACTTTACAAATACAGTTGCTGGTGAAGAAGTAGTTGGGCAAATTAAACACGCACCATCTAGAATTGATCGAATCAGATCAATTATGCCAATAGGTACAACAAACGCACAAACAATCAGATTCCCAAAAGAAACTGGTTATAGTGATAACGCTGCGGCGAAAGCTGAAGGTGCTGCGCTTGGACAAACTGATTTTGATATTACAGGAACATCAGTAAATCTTGAAAGAATCGGTACTTATCTAAGATTAACTGACGAAATGTTAAGCGATACGCCAACATTAGCAAGTTATTTAGCTGCAAGAATACCAGCAAAAGTTTTAAACGCTGAAGATAATGAAATCCTTAATGGTGACGGATCATCTCCTAACCTTGACGGATTAATGACTGACGCAACAGCTTTTGTTACTGGTGTAAGCGGTGTATTTACTGGAGAAGTTGAATCAGCTAATCAATATGACGTTTTAATTGCTGCAATTAACCAACTTGCAATAATTGACGTTGTTGCTGAGGGAATAATTTTAAACCCATCTGATTTTCATAAATTAGTTTTATTGAAAAACAGTCAAAACTCTTATTTAAAAGAACAACTTTGGCAAGGGATTAAACCAACAATTGCTGGACTTCCAGTTTATTTAAATCCTTCTATGACAGCTGGTAAGTTTATCACTGGAGCTTTCTCAACTGCAACTCAGTTGTGGATCAGAGAAAATCTAAGTGTTAGTTTCTCTCGTGAGGATTCTGACAATTTCCAGAAAAACTTTATTACTGTAAAAGCTCAGGAAAGAGTGGCAGTTACGAATTATGTCCCTACCTCTATGGTTCAAGGAACATTCTCTTCTGCTAAATCAGCTCTTGAAACTTCGTAATTGATGTTTTAATCTGTTTAATAATTAAAGGGGTGTTTTATTACATCCCTTTTTTTATGCTTTAAAAACAAAAAAAATATTAAAAAAACATTAATATATTTTGTTTTATTAAAAATTCTTTGTAAGTTCATATCATAATTTTAAAAAATAGAAATAATGAAAATAGACATAAGAAGTGAAACCAGCTTATACATTACAATAAATAATAGGGTGTATTATATTGACGACTCAACAAACGAGCATATTATGACCTCATGGAAAACTCAAAAAGAAAACAAAATTTTAACTTAAATATTAAAATAATGGATAAATATTACACAATTAAAAAAGTAAATGAATCAGCAAACAAAAAACAAAAATTAGAATGGATTGTTGCCTT